AGATGAACCGTGCGTTCAATCAGACGTTCTCCGACCAGATGCAATCGGCTGGATACTCACAGTGGGAATGGCTGGCCGACGCTGGTGCGTGTCCTGAGTGCGCGGAGATGGCCGGACTTCATGACTTCGGTGAGGACCAACCACCGCAGCACCCGAACTGCAACTGCCAGGTAGTCATACCTCAAGCGCCATAGCAAGGCTGTAATTACAAAGTTAAGATTCAGACCAGGAAGAAGGAGCAGTCGATGCAACCGGATATCACATACGCCTACCTGGGCAACCTGACGAAGTCACGCGACGAGCAGGGATTCCTCCACATCAAGGGCATCGCAACCGACGACACGTTGGACTTAGACGGTCAGATTTGCGACCCTGAGTGGCTTGAGGGCGCGATGGCGCAGTGGTTCAAGGTCGGAAATCTCCGTGAGATGCACCAACCCAATGCAGTCGGCAAGGCCACGAAGATGTCACAGGACGGCGCTAAGTTCTCCATCGAGGGCAAGATTGTTGATCCGTTGACTTCAACGAAGATTGACAACGAAGTCCTGAATGGTCTGTCTATCGGCATCAAGGGCGCGAGGATTGACGAGTCAAAAGAGGCTTTGAAGCGCGCGCCTAATGGAATCATCATGGGTGGTCGGATTGTGGAAGTTTCACTGGTGGACCTGCCCGCCAACCCTTCAGCAGTGCTTGAGTTGGTTAAGACGGTTGGAGATGTCACGGTCAAGACCGACGCTCTGGGAGACCTTGACGAGGTTGAGAAGAAGGGCGACCCCGACTGCTTGACGTGCAAGGGTAAAGGGACGATCAAGGACGGACACGTTGACTGCCCGGACTGCGTTCAGGGGAAGGCCGCCGGTTACAAGCCCACGCCGTACAAGAAAGACCCTGATGAGACTGTTCAGTGTCCCAAGTGCGACCGATTCAACGACACCGACGCTCACTTCTGTGACCAGTGCGGATTCAAGTTGGACGGTGCGACTGACGTTGAAGTGAAGACGGTCGAAGGAGATGTCGAGAAGAAACTCGTCTCCACGAAGGAACAGAACGACCTGCCAGACTCCGACTTCGCCTACATCGAGCCCGGTGGGAAGAAGGACGACGACGGTATGACCGTTCCGCGCTCACTGCGTCACTTCCCAATCCAAGACGCCGCGCACGTCCGCAATGCGCTGTCTCGCGCACCCCAGTCACCCTTTGGTTCTAAGGCGATGCCCAAGATTCTCGCCGCCGCCAAGAAGTTCGACATCAAGGTGTCTAAGTCTCTCGACGCCGTTCTGACCAAGGCCGCTGACGAGGACATGAAGCACGACCCGGCGCAGTTGGGCGAGATTCGCACTCTGCTCGTTTCGAGTATCAACGCTGAACTCTCAGAACTTGAGTCCGGTTCAGACGACGAGATGTCCGACCTGTATCAACTGCTCAACGCACTGGGGATTTTCCTTTCCTGGTGGGAAGACGAAGCCGCCGAAGGTGAAACGGAACCGCCGTTTCCCGAGAATGATGGAGACGACACAATGGCCTACATTGCAATGGGCATCAGCCCCGACCTCGTGAAGCGCGTCTCAGCGCCGGAGGCTACCGAAGAGGACAAGACCGAGTTCAAGAGCGAACTGCTGAAGTCGCTCGTACCCGAAGGAATCGCTACAAAGGCGGAGTTGGAAGAACTGCGAGAGGTCAATAAGGGCCTAAAGGCAGCGCTTGAAGACGTACGCGAGATGGCGGCACCGAGCCAAGTGGCTCGTAGGGCAACATTCGACCAGCAGAACAAGTCTGCTGAGGCCGATGAGCTCGAACAGAAGGCAGTCCAATACCGCAACACCGCACTCGTCCAGACGGACAAGGCCGCAATGGCCCAGTACGTCGAAGCAGCCGACACGCTCATGAAGCGCGTGGCCGAACTGCGTCAACCCAACTAATCGAAAGAAAGAAAATGACTGACATCCTCACTCCAAACGACCTCTTCGAGGGCCCTGGTGCCGTCGAGAAGTTCGAGAACCTCAAGACGCGCATGGCCCAGAAGGTCGCCGCCGCTGAAGAGCTTTCCATCCGTGGAGAACTCGGCTTCGAGAAGAAGCGTGGTGCCGTCCTCAAGGGCGAAGCCGCTCGTCAGGACTACCTGATCAAGGGCGGTATGACGCCGGACATGATCAAGGCCACCGACTGGACGACCAACACCCCTATCGCGTCGTCTGCCATCAACGTCGCCTCGCTCACTCCCTACGACTACGAGGCTGAAGTCCTGTGGCTCGTGCCGGACGACACCCCCATCCGCAACACGGTTGCGCGTGAGAAGGGCGTCGGTGAGGGCACTGAGTACCGTCGTTTGACTGGTCTGTCGAACTCGCGCACCGCCGGAGCGGCGAACCTGTCGCCGTACTTCGTCTCTGAGGGAACGGCCAACGTCACCAATGGTGTGAACTTGAACCGTGCGCCCATCATGAGCGAAGTCGGTGACAAGACCTTCAAGCCCTACGTTGAGTACGGTTTGCAGAGCCAAGTGTCGATGAAGTACCAGTTTGCCGCGCAGGGCTATGCCGACATCAAGGCGCTCTCGCACCTGTCGCTCCTGCGTGCGGGGTGGTTCGCGGAAGAGAACATGTTGCTCAACTCGACCTCGACGGCAACTTCCATCGCTGGTCTGTCTGCTACGGCCACCGCTTCGGGGACTGGTACGGGTCTTCCCGCCACCACTTCTGGCGCGGTGACAGTCACGCTGTCGAGCGCTTGGGGTGAGTCGCAGGGATTCTCTGCGGGTACATTGACCGTCACGGCTGGTCAGGGCGTTGCTCTGTCCTTCACTGGCACGATTCCCGCCGGTGTGGTCGCTATCAACACGTACTACACCGCCGCTGGCCCCGTGTACTACAAGGGAACGACTGTTCTCACGAACGGCACGACTCCGACCACGTTCTCAATCGTCTCGGCTCTGCCCTCGACGACTGCGGACAACGGTTCGTACCCGAACTACCTGTTTGGTGGAACGTTGATTCCCAACGCCTCTTCTGGTTCGGTTGTGGGTTACGACGGCATCGTGTCGGAGTTCTCGGGCTCGTCCTCGGGCTACGTGAAGTCGCTCAACGCTGCACTGTCCACGACCTCTCCGTTCACGGAGTTGGAGACGGCCTTCGCAACGTTGGCTCAGGGCAACGCCGCTCGACCGAACATGATCATCACCACGTACTCGATTCGAGGCGCGTTGTGGGACTTGCTCAAGTCGGGTAACAGCGGTGCGACGAACTTCCGTGCCAACTTCCAACTTGGTCAGGATGGGACGATTGCCGGTGGCGCTGTTGCCTCGGTCGTCAACCAGGCCACGGGTGACACGGTGGACGTTATCGGTCACCGCTTCGCCCAGCCGGGTACCGTCGTCATCCACTCGTCCAAGGTTCCATGGGCTGACAGCAACATCACCGCGACCATCAAGGTTCGCTCGGTCGTTGACCAGATGGTGCTGGACTTCCCCCAGATGGGTATGACCACCGACGCTCAGACCTACGGCTACGGAACTGCGTTGTTCCAGGCCCCGCCCCTGTCGGGCATGTTGATCAACGTACTCAACTAGTAGGAGGTTTCTGGGGGTCACGGCGTCGGCAATCCGCTGTGGCCCCCAGGATTTACCATGAAGATACTGTCAGACGCTCCAGGTATGCGAGAGTTCACCGTCAACGACGGCAAAGTAATCAAACGTCAGAAAGACGGCGGTTTCCAAGTCTCCACTGCTCTAGGTAAGGCCCTCGCAAAGACGGGTGAATGGACCGTAGCGGGTACGACCCTACGAACGGCGCAGGGATTCACCTGTCAGGACTGCGGGTTCGTAGCTGTCTTCAGGGATCACTGCGGCAAGTGTGGCGGCACTCACCTCGTAGAAGAATGATCAGTCGCTGTCCGGAGTGTGGTGTCGCAACCGAACGGGGCGACGACCGACGTTTCTACCACATGGATGACGACAGCCCTGAGTGCAAAGATAGTGACACGAGAGAGATGAAGAGAACCGAATGAAAACCTCCCACCACATGACTGAGGCCATCTCTCTCAAGGGTCTCAAGCGTGACATCTCCAAAGTCGAGGGATTCAACGCGAAGTTCGCAGTTCTGCTAACTAACGGCGTCGGGACGATGGCGTGTGCGTACGCTTTCGCTCTATTGGCCCTCGTAGGGCTTCCTGGGGCTCTCAAACCGGGCGGGATGGGGTTCGTACCCTGGTTCGCTCAGACGTTTCTACAGCTCGTCCTACTTTCGGTCATCATGGTGGGTCAATCGGTGCAGGCGACCGCCGCCGATGCTCGCGCCGCGAAGACGTTAGAGGACACTGAAGTATTGATCGATCGTCTCGACACCAAGACCGAGGGTGGCATCACCGAGATTCTGAAGAGAATCGACACTCTAGAGACGAACCTACCTAAGCGACGGGTGACGAAATGACAGTGATCTTCGCCCCGAATATCGCCCAATTCGGTCGCGTCGAGCCGTACATCTCGCTCAACGAGTTCAAGTATTCCCCGACTGCGGGAGCCATAGATTTCTCCAACCTGACCTCTAACGCTGGTCAGGCCGCTCAAGACCTCGCGTTGCACGAATTGATCGTGCGCGCATCATCGAAGATTGACAACTACTGCTACGGAAAACTCGGGACGTTGAACGCCACCTCCAACGTGGAGAACGGACGCTATCGGATGGACCGCAGTGGACGGTTCAAGATTCACCCCAAGTACACGCCCATCATCGGAATCTCCGCTTTCAGTTGGGGCAACATACCCGGCGCGTTGTCCGCTCTTTCTATCTCGTCGTCAAATGCCTGGTTGGAAGAGGATTCGCTCATCATCCTGCCATTCTCATCCAACGCCACGACCGTCTACACCGGCACGAACGCACTTTCGAGTCTCGCTCAGAACACTTATGGTGAGTACTACTGCGAGTGGACGTACATAAACGGCTGGAACAATTCTTTTCTATCGGCTCAAGCGACGGCTGGTGCTTCGTCAATAACCCTCGTTGACCCGACAGGAATCTACCCCGGCAACTCAACGACAATCTGGGACGGCATGAACGACGAGTACATCACCGTTTCTTCGTCCTACGTGCCGGGAACGAACACCGTTACCCTGGTTAACCCCCTGCAATTCACCCACGGCATCGGGACGAACGTCTCAGGCATCCCGGCAGCGGTGAAGCAAGCCTGCATCCACCTCGTCGTCTCGATGATCAAACAGCGCGGTCAGGGTGGAGTCATGCTCGATGAGATGGGCGCTTCCACGATGGTGTCGGGCAAGGTCGAACAGTCCGCTGAGGACGAGATTCAAGCCTTCATGCTCCTAGAGCCGTACGTGGTCATCTCTGGCAGGTTGTAATGAGTACCGCTTCACGGGTCGCGGTCACGGCGGCGATTCAGACCTATTTGCAGAATTCTGGAATAACTTACCTGTCAAACGTCTATGCGTACCCGGCCAAGTTCACGCCGGAAGGCGACTTCTTCGCTGGCGAAGACCCAGGAACGCAATCGGGAGCTTTGATCTACATGCGCCTCGCCAATCAGCACGACGTTCGCATATCGTTACAGGGCTTGCCACCGGGCGGGAAGATGACCTACTACACCCTTGAATTGACGTGTATCTTCCGCTCGCAGAAGCCCAAATCGGAGGATGCGGGACTCGACAATGACACGTTTCTCGACTCACTTCTAACAGCCATTCGAGCATCAAAAACAGCCGGGACAACGGACGGCACAGTGTGGCAAATTGGTGAAGGTTCTACCAGAGGCGGTCAAGACCTCGACCTTGAGGTGTTCTACCCACGACCTTTGGCGGGTGCCAACGCCGTCACCCAGACGAATTCGTTGCTCAAGGTGTCGGTCTTGCAGTACGCCAGCGACTAGGAAATCGCCGTACCCACTAACTACAATTGAACTGACGAAGGAGACTTGAATGGCCCGCCTACCTGCCGCACAGGAGAACACCGGCATTGCCGCGATGTTCGTCCCTACGACCACGTATTACCTAGCGCTCTTTACGACTGACCCCGGCACGACTGGCGCATCTGGTGAGGTCACCGGAGGTTCATACGCTCGTCAGGCCATCGCCTTTGGTTCTGCCTCCGCTGGGTCGGAAGCCTCCACGAACGCCCAGAACTTCACAGGAATGCCCGCTGAGGCCGGAGGTGTCCCGTACTTCGGAATCTTCACCACTTTGACTGCTGGAACCTATCTAGGTGGTGGAACGACGACTGGCCTGTCTGGTGCTATCTCTGTCGGTGCGACGATCAACTTTGCCATTGGTGCGACCACGGTGGCGCTGTCGTGAGCGAAGTCGGGGAATTCTCAGCATCAGCAGTTGGAACGGTCATCGTTCCTGAACCCAAGGAGAACGACGACTCGGAAGACGAGTAGCCATGACCGACACGCCACTAGTCCACCTCAACGCGGCAGAAGCGGCAATCGCCCGCGCCAACGGTCACACGGTCTATTCGTTCAATCTCGGACCTCAGGAGTTCTCGACGCTTGACTGGAACAAGCCAGTCAATCCCGTCACGCCTCCTCCCACCGTCGTTCCTCACGCCCCCGTTGCGGTCGGCACTCTCCTGCTCAACGAGGACTTCTCCACTCAGACCTCGCTCGACACGTCGCTGTGGTCACCCGACTGGTGGAGTCCTACCGGGAACATGAATGGTGTTACCACCGACCCCAAGAACGTCTCGGTCGTCAACGGCCAACTCGTCTTAACCCTCGCGTCAGCGACGGACGGGGCGACTGTTTCAACCGACCCCGGCGCGGGAGCCGGTAATGGATTTCTGTTCACCTACGGCTATGTCGAGGCGTCCATCGTCTTCCCCGAATCGGGGGGCGAACTAGCGAACTGGTGCGCGTTCTGGACGGAATGTCAGGACTGGCAGAACGGTGAGGAGTTCGACATCGCTGAAACGCTGGCTGGCAAGATGACCTCGAACTATCACTCGCGCACGAATGGCGTGGACGCGGGTCAGAACTCTCCCGCCATCGCAGGAATCTGGTTGGGAAAGCACACCTACGGAATGCTGTGGAAGCCGGGACTCCAGACCATGTACTTCGACGGCGTCGAGGTCTATTCGCGAGTCGTCAGCACGTCGGGCAAGCCCGAGTATCTCATCTTCACTCACGGCAACGGTCAGGGAGGTCCGCTCGTGATTGGCGCGAAAATGATCGTTGACTACGTGCGCGTGTGGTCATTGGCGGCGTAAGCCGTGGCGATAACTCACCCCACCGGATTCCCCCTCGCCACGAGTAGCGATTCAGCCGCTTGTCCTGCATCAACTTCGTACACGATGCCTCACGCCTACGGCGCAGTTGGTGACCTGGCAATTTTTAGTGCGGCCTATTTCGCCAGCGTCAACCCCACTATCTCGTCGATTACCGGGACGCAAACCGGAACGTGGACACTGCAAGAACGAGCGAACATCACCGCGCAAGAGGTGGTGGATATTTGGACGGCCCCGGTCACTGCTACGGCTAGTGCCGATGTCCTCACCATTACCTATTCTGGTTCCACCTCAGGCGGGTGTGGCGATATGTGGGGCGACTCTCTCACGGCGGGATACGGCCCTGGGACGGTGTGGTCGTTCCCTGCTTCTGGCTCAACCAATGTTGCCAAGAGCACCACCTTCTCCTACCCAGCGTTGCTCAGTGCCACCACAACGAATCCACAGGCTTATTGGGGGCACGGGATTCCGTCCGGTGTGGCGAGCGGTGGTTCGACTTCAGGTTTCACGTATGTAAAGGGTGGCGGCTTCGGTCAGGAGCAAATATACAACCTTTCGTTGGCGTCCAACACCACCTATACCCCGACCTCAACGGCGACCGCCAGCGGTGGAAGTAACGAAATCGACGACCTGACTGTCGCCATCATTATTGAGGCTTCGTCACCCTCCTTCACCGTCACCTTCAACGCCAACGGCGGTACGGGCACGATGTCACCCGAGACTAACAGTTCGGCTACTGCGCTGACGGCGAATGCCTTTACCCGCATCGGCTACACGTTCTCCCACTGGAACACGGCGACTGATAATTCGGGGACGAGTTACGCAGACGGGGCGAGTTACCCGTTCACGGCGAGCGCGACGCTCTACGCGATATGGACTGCGATTGCCACTGGCTCTCTTGTCTCGACGTTCACCGCATCGTCCACGGGAACATCCTTTATACCTGGATCAGCATCCGCCTCAGGTAGTTTCAATGCTTCAGGAACGGGGACGACGTACGTTCCTGGTCATGGTTCACTCACGTCATCGTTCACGGCGGGTTCAACGGGTTCGGCTCATCTAGTAGGAACTGGAAGCGTCGTAGGAACCTTCACGGGTTCTACCACTGGAACATCTCACCTTCCGGCCACAGGGTCGATATCTTCATCATTCACCGCCAACGCGACCGGAACGGTCGTCTACCCCGCATCGGGAAGTCTGACTTCAGCGTTCACGGGTTCAGCCTCTGGGACCGTCGTCGGAGCGGCCACCGCCGCACTCAATGGGACATTCACCGCAATGTCCACTGGAACAGTCACATACCCCGGCACAGCGTCCGCGACAGGGACTTTCAGCGCATCCGCAAGCGGAACCGCACATCTTCCAGCCACCGCTTCGACCACAGGCACATTCACCGCTAACGCTACCGCGACCGTTTATCTTCCGGCCTCTGGAACAGGTCAATTCGGCTTCACTGCTGTGTCTGTCGGGACAACGTATCTACCGGGCTCAGGGAGCCTTACAGGGGCCTTTACGGGCAGCGCAGCGGGAACGGTCACGGGAAGTCTGTCGGGAAATGGCTCGGTTGTCGTCACCTTCACCGGAACAGGTGTCGGAACGGTCGTCACGGAACACTCCCAGCCCGGTACGGTATCGGGTGCGATTATCGCAGCGTCGGTACGTGGAAAGACTCAGGCCGCGACGGTTGAAGGCACGACGACAACGGCCAAAGTACGTGGAAAAATACAGGTATGAGTTATAACATCATCGAAGGCGTCACCATACGATTCTCCACCTCCTCAGCGACCGCGCCGTCTGGTGTCATTCAGATAGGTTCAGGGCAGCCATTCACCTCGATTACCGGGACGATAGTGGATCCGGACGTGGTGACGTTCGCTTATTCCGTACAGGGTCAGACGACAGTCACCTACACCTACACCGCAGGGCAGACACCCCCGGACCCAACTCTGACCATCGTCAAGACCGCTGTAGGGACGTATCAGGCCGACATCTCCACGACTGCTCTACCAGGGACGTGGGCGTACAAATGGGAAGGTCAGCCCGGAGTATCGGGGCTGGACACGACCAAAACCTCCGCGATATTCAACGGTGAAGTGACCATCTCAGCCTCTAACCCATAGGGAAATTGGAATTACAGCGTTGTAAGATTGGCCCAGACAAGGAGCGTTATGCAGTTCACCTACACCGCAGATGACGAGCGCGACTACTCAGACGTTGATGGTTCGGCACTTCGCGCCATTCCCGGCCACTCGTATGAACTATCTGAGTCCCCCCAAGACGGTCGATGGACTGCACAATCCGCACCAGTTGCCCCCGTAACCCCTGTGACACCGCCTGAAGGAGCCTGATTATGGCCGCATTTCTTACCGCCTCCAGTTACGTGGGCTTCGTGGCCGAGGCGACGAGGGGCACGACTCCGGCTACGGGAACGGTGTTCTGGGTCCCCGTCGTGTCTCCCCAAGTCACTCCGACTCAGATGTTCCTGCACGACGAAGGACTGCGAGGCTCGCCGGCGCTGATTTACAACGAGGTGGCTGGTGTTCGTCACGACGCCTACGATCACAAGTCCTACCTGTACGCCGACACCTTCCCGGTGTACATCAAAGCTCTTTTGGGTGGTGCGGACACGGTTACCGCGACAACTGCTTCGTATGCGCACAACATCCCTCTCTTGAACGCTCCGACCACCGGTAGTCAGCCCACGTCATACTCCATCTGCGACTTCGACGGCGCTAACTGGTTCACACTTCCTGGTGCGCAGGCATCAGACTTGACACTGACGTTCGGTGCTGAAGTGGCCGCTGAAGCCGCTATGAAGTGGATTACGAACCCTTACGTCTCCGCGACAGCTGCACCTGCACCCTTCACATCACTTTCGTACTCATCTGAGCAGATGATTCCGGCGTGGAACACGGTCGTGACTATCGGCGCTACCCCGCTTTCCTACGTCGCATCAGGGGAAGTGAAGATTGACCGCAAGACGCTACCCATCTTCACGATGGGAACTCAGAAGGCGTATCAGAACTTCGCTGGTCCCATTGACGTGACGGGGAAGTTCGTCTGTGTCGTCAACTCGAACGCTGACCCGTTCTCCACAGGCTCAGGATGGGCGTTGACCCAATCCCCACAATCGCTGAACATTCAGATGACCGACCCCGCCGACCTGCACACCGCGATCAACGACTCAATCGCTCTACAGATGACGAACGTTCAGTTCTCCCTGTCCAAGAGAACTCGTGGCAAGGAATACACGGAATTGGAAGTGGAGTTCACCGCCGAGGCCAACACCACCGACGCCGCTACGGGGTTCGCTCCCATCCGGGCCAACATCATCAACGGCGTGTCGGCTCCGTTCTAAACTAATCCCAACTCGATAAAAGGACTGACATGGCTGATTTCGTACTGAAGAATAACGAGAACGTGACCGTCGCTGTCGGCGCGGTAGACGCTCTCGGCACCCCCGTTACCGTAATCTTCGACGCTGGAACAGTGACTGCTACCGTCACCTCCGGCGCAGTCGTCGCTACCGTGTCGGCTGACGAGTTGTCGGTGAATGTCAAGGCCGTGGGCCCGCTGGTCACCGGCGACATCCTGACGGTGAACGGTTCGGTCAATGGTGTTGCGTTGACCGCCGCGACTCTCGGATTCGATGTCACCGCTTCCGCCCCTGTTGGTATTACGCTTACTCCTGGAACGCCTGTTCTGAACTAGGAGGCCAAATGCCTGAATTGCCGTATGGGGCCGTGCTATTCACGGCTGAAGAGGTCACGGAAAGAATGTCGCGCAGGATTGCTAAGGCGCGTAACAAGTTGCTCCCCATCATCCTTGAACTGAGGGACAAGGGATACGTCGAACCCATCCCGTCTGAAGGCTCAATCGTTGAAGGCGTGACGTGGGACGCGGCGAAGATTGAAGAACAATCGTTGTTGAACCTGCACATCAACGCGGAGATGACCGACGAGCAGATCGACGCCACCAACGACTACCAGTCCGAGTTAATCCTCACGATGGTAAGAACGTGGGAAAAGCCCACACTCGACCTTGATTCGGTGTTGGACCTTCCAACGGCGAAGTTCCAATTACTAGCAGAAGCCTGTGACGCGGTACTTCGTGGGACCGTCGTCAATCTGGACGTGGACATCGACCCAAAAGCGACAGCCGCCGACTCTCCCGCCTGAAAGCCTTACTGGAGAACAAAGAGGCCGAGGTCGATGAAGAACTACTGGCCTTGTTCCGTGAGTACAACTTCAGAAGGACCTTCGGCGGCTCTCACGAGGAGTTCATGGACGAACCAGTGCTGATTTCGCAGTGGTTCAATTCCTTCACCCAGATAATTGGAGAAATCCAGCCTAGGTCGTAGCATTGTGACGAGGAGTTTCTATGTCATCAGGGATACGGCTAAGCGGAATACCGAAGTTCGACGAGTCAATACTTGAACTCAAGGTCAAGGTCGATGAGGCGTCACGTCGCATCGTTGAACGCGGTGGACTTATGATCGCCTTCGACGCTAAACGTTTGTTCCTGCCTAGACCTAGCGGCTCACAGAGAACGTCGAAGAAGGGCAAGATTTACTACTCTTACAAACCCCCGTATCAGGCTCAACCGCCGCACCCGACGAACAGGAGCGGCGCGCTCTCTCGCTCAATCAAAGTCCAGCGAACGGAGAAAGTCTTAGGCGGGTGGATGTCCACCACCGGACCGTCAATGCCCTACGCCGCCTACGTCGAATACGGGACGTCGAAGATGAAGGCTGAACCGTACATCGACAAGTCTCTACTGGATGCTTACGGCAAGTTGACGGAGTTAGCGCGAATTGAATGGGAAAAGGCGTTGTCATAATGGGTGCCTTACCTCCCACTGTCGCCCAGTTACTCGCGGACACCCGCGAGTACACCGCGAAGATGACAGAAGCCCAGGCGAAGATGACAGAGTTTGGCGCATCCACTGACGCCGCTGGAAGCAAGTTCTCAAGTTTCGCCTCCAAAGCCTCTACCGCCGTTCTCGGTCTAGGTGCGGCCATTGGTGGCTACGCCGTCGATCAGGCGTACAAGTATCAAGAGGCGCTCGACAAGATTCAGAACCAAGCCGGACTATCAGACGCGCAGATAAAAGCCCTAGGTAACTCCATGCTCACCACCTCCGCCCAAACGGGGGTAAGTACCTCAGACCTTGCTACAGCGGCGCTCAGCATCGAACAGGCTGGTATACGAGGCAATGCAGCGATGAACATGCTCAACGCCGCCTCAAAAGCCGCAGTCATCACCAACTCATCGGTTGCCAACACAACGATGGCGGTCGTCGCGGCGGAGAAGTTGCACATCACTCAGGGTCAATCGGTAGCCGACACGATGGGAATACTCGTTGCGGGGAGCAAGAACTTCGTCGGTGGACTCCAAGCAGAAACTTCCATGCTCCAGGGCCGTGTGGGTGTGGCACTTTCGCAGTACGGGTTAGGACTGAAGCAGACGATTGCTCTCGGTCAGGTCTTCGCCTCGGTAGGGCTGCCGACACGCTCCATCGTCGGATTCTCCACAGGACTCTCAAAGCTCGAAGCGCCGTTGAACACCATCCACGTCACCGCCAAACGGACGTACACGACTCTTTCGACCTACGCTCTCGGACTTAAAGAGGTTGGACTGAGCGCCTCGAAACTTCAGGGTCTATTGCACACCGGCAACATCTCAGGACTATTGCAGAGCATCAAAGACCAAGCCGGTTCTAGCGTCCCACGACTACAACAGTTGATGAACCTCGTCTTTGGTACGGCTGGCGGAGCTACGGCGTCGGTGTTGGTGAAGAACCTCAATCAGTTGAATACGGCGCAGAAGCAGTTGTCCGGTTCGGGCGCAGGGTCTCTACAGAGTGGGTTCAAGTTAGCCATGCAACAATTCGGCCCACAGTTACATCACATCATGGCAGAGACAAACGTCCTTGCAATCAAGATTGGTGGGGAACTTCTGCCAGCAGTGGGAACTGCGCTGAGTTGGGCGAATTCGCTGTTCACGTTTTTTCAGTCTCATCCGATTATGGGGAAGGCATCGGCAGATTTAATTGGAGGCTTAATCGCCGGATCTCTGGCGGTCAAAGTTCTCGGCATTGGCGCAAAAATCGCCGCTGGGTTTGGATTGGCTATGACCGAGGGAGCTGCGCTAACAGCAGGAACATTATTTGGCGCTGCGGTTCTTACCGCACTAGGTATATCCCAACTCGGGGCGCAATCATCTTCTGACTACGCCAAGGCTCATGGTGAGATGGGTAAGAATAAAATCGGTGGTGCTTACGATGTTGCTGCATTGACGACTAACACATTCACGAGTGCCGCTAATAAACTCCTAGGTATTCTTCCGGGACATCCGACAATACCTCAACTCCCCATTATCGGACCTAACGCCCCTCAAGGGAAGAAGAAAGGCACAGGTGTTCCTGGATGGGGAGCCGACATCCAACCGACAAAGACCCTGACAGTTAAGAACACCGTGAAGGTTCACTAATGTCGATGAACCAGAACCTAGACGGGAATATCATCCTTGAGAACGAAATTCAGTTCTCGACTCAGGACATAGTTAACGCCGTCATTCAGAATCCCGCAGCACTACGACTCTTGTCTCTAGCCATCCGCGACATCCAGACCAAGCAAGTCCGCAGAATGGGAGACTTGTACGGCCACCGCGCACAGGTGAAGAAGCCCACTAAGCCCACCAAGATGAGATTGACGTGACCCTAGCCTCACTCCCAGGGCAGAAGGTCTACATAGCCTTCAACCCCGTAGCCTCGACGTACTCCCTGCAAACGTCGATGACCGCGCCACTTTCTAATGCGTACTGGACTGAGGTCACTGCCTACGATCTGTCATTCTCCACCACGTCAGGAAAGCAGCACTACCTAGACCGGATGGAAGCCTCGACGCTGAAGATGAAACTCAACGGGCGCGACGGATACTTCCTCAACGGCACGACTAATGGGACGGGTTACGTCCTCTCCCCTCGCACGCCCGTAGCGGTGACTGCGACGTGGTCAGGAGTTACCTACCCAGTGTTCTTCGGGATGATCGACTCGATAGACGAGAAGACGACAGACCAGGTGAACTACGATCTAGAACTCAATTGCTCTGACTTCACCAAGTTCCTCGCTGAGACGTACATGCACTCCCCCGAGTTCTGGGTGACATCCGCAGCCGCGTACACGGAAATAGTCAGTTGGTATCGGTGCAACAACCAAACCGCCGTGAACGTCACTTCAGCAGTCGGAAACGGGACGACCATCGTCTATCAGGCCGTGAATCAATTCACGGTAGGGACGCACGTCACCGTCACTGGATTAGGCGGACTAGCAACCCTGAACCAAAGTAACGCCGCCATCACCGCTGTCACCGCTACATCATTCACCATCTCCGCCGCTGTAACGGCAGTCTCGTCAGGGACGGGCGTGGCGTACAACACATTCTGCGTGGATTACCGAAACAACTTCAACGGGCAGTACGTCGGGGCAGTCTCCTACCCGGCTAATGGAGCAATCATCTACGACGCTGACGGATGTGTTGACCTAGCCAACGGGACGCAGAAGGGCAGCGGGCATCTTCTACTCAACACCTACACCACCACGATGGGCGGGATTGATCTGTGGGTACTGGGTCAAGCGATCGGCGGTTCGACGATCACCGTAGTGACGGACGGGAGCGGGGCGACGACACTGACTCTCAGAGTTACCGCAGCGGGGCTACTTCAGGTCTTCGACGGGACTACGCCCTACACATCGACAGTTAATATCAACGACGGCTACTGGCATCACGTCGGATTAGTCTCGGATTCTTCAGGGATTCTTCACCTCTACGCTGACTCGACTTTCACCGCGATGGGTTCCTACACCGGATGGAAGGCGGCGTCAGGGTTAGTCATCGGTGGGAGTCTCAACGCTCAAGTAGATGAAGTGTTCATCTCTGACGCATCGAACAACGCTGGATTAGTTCAGCACGTTCAGTTCAGATTCAAGGCCGGGTCTATGCTCCAGACCGGATTCCCAGTCACTTCCAACAAGGTAAGTTCGGGACAGCGCATCGCGGAGATCCTCCTCATCGCGGGGTACGGGAGTTACGCGGGTGGGAACTTCACCGGAGGAACCTTGACGACTCCAGCGTTTATGAACCTCACCGCGAATCTGTACTACATTTCCAACGCCTACCAAACGCCGGTGGCTTTCGTTGACGGGGCCGCGAACCAGGGCTACGCGAGTGTCGAGCCGTACTACTGGGATTCTCCGGTAACGAACATGACCGCGCTGGATCTCATCCTTCAGATAGTCGATACCGACATAGGACTGTTCTACCAAGCACCGGACGGGACGTTTCACTTCTTCGATCAGAACTACTACGGGACGTGGACCTTCACCAATGGCAACCCACCAACGACCTCGTGGACGACGACCTACACCAACCCCACTGCGGCACAGGCGTGGACCGACGACAACACCGGCACGGCGATCTACTGGCCTAACATCCAGATAACCAGGGATGACGTGGACGTCTACACCACCGTGAAGATCACCCCACAAGCCGGAATCGACCAGATTTACGAGAACACTCTCGCGGAGGCACAGTACGGAAAGGCCACGCTCATCAAAGCCTCGACGGTCAACTCATCGCTAGTCGCAGCTCTTTCCACGGCGTATTTCCTCGGGCATCTGTTCCAAAAGCCTCTTACCAGAGTTCAATCGGTAGAACTACACGCCGAGACGAACTCAAGCGTAAACATCCCCATCATGCTCGGCACGAAGATAGGCGACGTGGTGAAGTTGAAGAGGACTCCACCAGGAGCACAGACGACCGCCGACCCTGCCGGGAACACCGGCTATGTGTATCAGAATTTCGCGGTCGAGAGTATCAACCATTCCTTCAGTGCAGACCCCGGTCAATGGGTGACTTCGTTCACCCTTGACCCGTATCCAGTGAGGTCGTAATGAGTCAAATACCATTCACTACCGCATCAGGACTAGTTCTCACATCTACCGGTGATGGTCAGGGAGGCGCGGTATGGGGCTCAGCGTCGGGTCAATTCGGTCTCACCTTTAACTACACCGGAGCCACTGGGGTCGGTTTCGTCACAACCCCGACTCTGGTTCCAGTCGTCTCCACGAATGTCGTCACTTTTGTGGGAGTTCTCACGATATGCGGCGGTGTTTTGATCGGAGATTTCAACTACAACGGCACAGCCATCACGGGGATGACGGGAAGCTACGTAGATTACGTGCCTGAATACTTCACGCCTACGACGCCGATAGTCATAACTAATAATGATTACTTCACGTTTGATGTAACCGCTGTTTACACCGCCTCCACCTATCTGAATATGACTTTCATTTTCACCACCTAAGTATGCGAATAGTAGACACTTTCCACTTCAACAATGAGACGGAAGTTCTCGACCTCCGTACCCAGATTCTAAAAGATTCAGTGGACGAGTTCGTCATCAAAGAGGCGACGACTACATTTCGAGGCGACGATAAACCTCTGCTTCCAGTCGTGCCCGAAAAGGCTAGAACTCATCTAGTCACGTTCCCTAGGGGGATGACGGCGTGGGAGCGCGACACCTTCCAAAAGAGTGCGTTAGTAAATGGGATAGATGACGACGACGTGGTGATGATGAGCGACGTTGATGAGATACCAGATATGTCAGTCGTTGAAAGTCTGGTGAACCGCCTAGAAAATGGCGTTACATTCCTACTGTCTCAAGCGATGTTCGTGGGATACCTAAACGTGCGGGTGACTAATTGCCCCTGGTTCGGAACGCGAGTCTGCAACGGGTGGACGTACAAGAACTCGTCTGAGCCGAGAACAATAATGATTGGTCACGGTGGGTGGCATTGGTCATTTATCGGCGGCGCTTGTGAGATAAGCCGGAAATTACGGTCATACGCCCACGACGAAAATGACAATCCAACTACTCACGATCAGATTTCTGAACGCCTAGAACGTGGCGAGGACGTGATAGATAGAGGATTACGAACAGAGGTTGTAGCGATAGATGAAACGTTCCCTGCGTACATCCGTGACCACGTTGTCGAACTATCACACCTGATTAAGACATGACCAGATTTCCCCCCCCTGACCAGATAGCCTTTTGGTAAGGAGACTCCATGACCCTCACGATGTTCGACGCGGTTTCGATAGAGCACATCCCTGGCGACGCCACGATTGTGGCGGGATACGTCAATGGGTACTGGCCGACCTACAACGACCTCTGCGCGAGGTTCCCCCACGCCCACCACGTTTCCATCGCCGTGACTTCAGGAGTCGTCGCAGATGTCTTAGATGTGGAGCGAGGCGATGCCACGCCCCAAGACGCGCCGCTCTGGGTGAGTCAGATGCGTGCCCTTGGACGCAAGCCCGTCGTCTACTGCTCGGTCGCCATGTGGCCCTCGGTTCAGGCAGAGTGTGCAAAGTCAGGAGTGGCAGAACCGTTCTGGTGGGCCGCCGACTGGACGAATCGCGCACACCTTCACCCCGGTTCAGTCGCTACACAGTGGGCCGATGGGACTACGCAATACCCCGGACTGGCGCTCTACACCGATACGTCGATGGTGAGTCCGAACTTCCCTGGAATCTACGTCCCCGAGCCGACCGTCCAACAGTTGGCAAAGGTCAAGTTGGTGGGGTTACCGAATCCTATCCAGGCCAAAATTGCGATGAACAACGGCTGGCCCATCAAGAACTGGAATGGACACGCCTTCGTCCCTGCTCCGACTCCGGGGCTGTTGAAGGAATACACCAACCTCTACTACGAACACAAGCGACCATGATCGGAATTATCGTTCACTCGCAGTCAGGCGACATACCTGCTCAGATATTCGACGGGGTTGTCGTCGGTATCATTCTCCTCGTCGGTGGATGGATTGTACGGAGAATGTTCAAGTCAATCGGTGACGATATCAAGAACTCGGTTATCAGCGAACTGACCTCAGTCATCGACAACAAAGTCACCGAGAAGACCGCGCCGATTATCGCCCAATTCGCCAATAACGGCGGCAAGACCATGAAGGACGGGATAGACCGTCTAGAGCGTGGTCAGGCGAAACAGGCGGGAGAACTCCAAGAGGTTAAGGACATGACCCAGCGTCAGGGGACTGTCTTAGGAGAACACATCGCCTTCCACAAGGGGAGTGAATCACGCCCCGCCGCTAAGA